ATGATAGTAGGTATTTTATGCTCTTTACTATTCGCAACCCTTATATCAATAGTATGGGTTCGCTTGATAGAACAAAGCAATAAGATATTAGAACAAGATAAAAAAGATAAGCAATGACTTGGAACGATTTAACAGTATGGCAGTACCAACAGATTTACCCAATAGTAACTAAGCCTGAGAAGGATTGGACTAACCTTGATGTAGAAAGTAAGCTTGTTGGCATTTTATATAACCTTACAGACACGCAAGTCGATAGCCTTAGCGTAGGGATGTTTAATAAAATGAAGGCGAATTTAGGCTTCTTAGACGATAAAATAGAAGGTAAGCCTGTTAAGTACACCGAAGTAAATGGCAAACGATATAGGTTTATCTATGATGTGCAGCAAATTAAAGCAGCCAGATATATAGAAACTAAAGTATTTAGCACGGACTTAGTAGGTAACATTCATAAGTTAGCAGCCTCAATGGTTATGCCTCAGCGCAAAACCTGGTATGGCAGATGGGTAGATGAGAAGTACGATGCAGCAAAGCATAGCATATATGCCGAGGACTTACAAGGAGCAAATTTTATGCACGTTTACCAATCCATTGTTTTTTTTTATCAAGTATACAGAAATTGGATAGAAGTTTCCAAGGACTATTTGGTCAAGGAAATGATGAGTCAGGGAATGACATCGGAGTTGGCACTAAGGGGGGTTCAAATTTTATGCGAGACTTTGGATGGCAATATTGCGCCAAATCTGTTGCCGACCACGAAAATATCTCAGTTGACGAAAGCTATGAACTAACAACCATACAATTTTTAAACACGCTATCCTACCTAAAGGCAAAGGCTGATTACGATAAGGAGCAACATAGGAAACTAAAGTAACCCTGCCAATTTTGGTGGGGTTAGTTATTTTTAGACCTTCCTTATATTTATTAGCGTGAGAATAGATAAAGCACAAATACAAGCCTTAAGGGATAACTTTATACAAAGCGTAGGCGGTAACTTTAATGTAGTTAAAGAAGGAGATTTACCTATATTAGAGGAAACCCTTTCATTATACGGACAAGCCTTTAATGATGCTCTAATCAATATATTAGACCAAGAGAACATAACAAGTTCTGGTAAGTTAGCAGAACCAGCAATAGGAATTGTAACTAAATTCGGAACGGGTTACCTTTTAAGTTTGGGTTACACTCCAGGAAGTGAACAAGACAAATACTTTAGATTTGTCAATAAAGGTGTTAAAGGTACAAACAATACAAAGGCAGATGCTAAAACACCATATTCATTTAAGACAAATAAAAAAGCCGTTCCTGTAAGTTCAATAGAAAAATGGCTTAGTTACAATAAGTTAAAATCGGTTGCCGTTAAAAAGTACACAAAGCTTGGAGTAGAAAGCAAAGCAATACAAGGCAAAAAATCTTTAGCTTGGGCGATATCAAGAAGCATACACACTAAAGGACTTAGGTCAACGCACTACTTCGACAAAGCAGTAGCGCAAATATTTAACAAAGAATTTATTGAAAACATAGCCATTGCAACAGGTGGAGATGTTTTAATTCAAATAAAGCAAACAGTAAACGAAAGTAAGAATGGCAATAACAATAACAAGTAGTCCTGCACCCTATTCGTCAATGCACGATAATCTGTGGTTTGTTTCAAGTTCTACAAATAGCGGAACTACAAACTTTAAATTTGTTTATGACGTATTCATAAACGGCAGCCAGGTTATTAGGTCAAAGGTATTCCCTGCTCCAAGTGCAGAAGGTAGCTATGGGGTGTTTAACGCATCTCCAATGGTTAGAAGTTTTGTTACTAATTACTTCGAGCCTTCAGGCAATTCAATACTTGTAGCTTCAAACGATAAGATTAAAGTAGATTACCAAGTAAGGATAGGCGAGGAAGTTAGCGGTGTTACAACTACCAACTTAGCATCTGGCAGCTACTCAGCCTATAACTTTGTGCCGCCATTGTTTGCCGATGTGTTTCTAACAAAGAACAAGACACCTTTGGTATTATCGGACTATTATGATAATTTACTATTAGAAAACTTTACAGATGATTTTTTAACAGAAAGGGACACGGACGAAATAACGCTTGAATACGGAGATAACTTTTACATTACGTTTCTACGCATAGCAACTGGCGGTTATTCTGCTTGGGTTGAAGTATTAGGTCAAGGCGATGTGGTTACTAATACTGTATCGGGTAACATTACCTTAGGCGGTCAATTTAATATGTTTAACCTACAAGCCGGACACATAAATGCCTTTGCATCCGGAACTATAATTACAGAAAATACTTACGGCTATAACTTCTATTTAAAAAGAGGCATAGCACAAACAAGGGTAATTAAGATAAGACAAAAGTGCTATCCTAAATACCAACAATTTAACCTTGAGTTCCTTAATAGGCTTGGCGGTTGGGACACAAAGAAGTTCGCTTTAGTTAATAGAAGGTCGAGCGAGTATCAAAGGGCATCATATAGGCGAAGCGATTGGCAGCTTGTAGGTGGGCAAATGACAAACATAGATGCATATAACAGATATAACGAAACGACTTTTAACTATGCTATTCAGCATAAGGATAAATATAAGCTTACTTCTGATTGGGTTAACGAACAAGATTATTCGTGGTTGGCTCAGCTTGTATCGTCTCCTATTGTATATATGGAAGTTCTTGGTGCATACTTCCCTGTTACCATAAGCACAAGCAATTACGAATACAAGTTAGAAAGTGCAGATAAGCTATTTAACTTTGAGATTGAAGTAGAAGTAGGTAAGTATTTAACAAGCCAATTCAGATAATGATTAGCACAGAGATATACATCGAGGAACAGAAGATTGATCTATTGCAAGATATATCTACCGAGTTTACTTATGCCATTGACGATGTAAGTGAGTTCGGTAGTCGCAATACTTCTTTTAGTAAGACAATTAGTATTCCAGGAACGGCAAATAATAACCTAATCTTTGGTTACATCTTTGAACTTAACAACGCTAACTTCACAGACAATTCATTACCAAATGTAGGATATAACTATAACGTAACTAAACAAGCTAACTGCAAAATCTTTATTGATAAGGTGCAAATATTTAAAGGCACTTTAAGAATATTAGAAATAGTTATTGATAAAGAAACTATTGAATACCAGTGCAGCGTGTTTGGGGAACTTGGTGGGTTTATTAACCAATTAGGAAACAAGCGTTTAGAAGATTTAGATTTTAGTGCTTATGACCATACTTATAGCGTAGCTAATATTAGTGCGAGTTGGGATAACCCTGGAGGTTCAGGCTACTATTATCCGCTTATTGATTACGGAAGTGTTAGCACGGGACAATACGGGGTAGCTAAGAAGGACTTTCAATACACAACGTTTCGACCTGCTTTGTATGTAAAGGAATATATACAGAAGATATTTGCAGGTACAGATTATACATTCGATTGCTCGTTTTTTGATACTCCTTTATTTAAAAGGCTTATCATTCCTAATAACCAGACAAACATTACTGCGTTAAATAATACGAGTATGAGTGCAAACGCTATTAGTAGAACTATGCTATTAACAGGCAATCCATTTGTTCAATATACTTTAACAACCGCAGGTAGTTTTTCACTTGATTTAACGAATACTTTATTTACTTATTCAGGCGCTACGCTAACTACGAACATACAAATTAGTTTAACAGGCTTTGTAAACTTCTTTGATATTAGCCAAGCAGAATACACTGTAATACTTAGAAAAAATGGTGGACAAATTGGCTCACAAGATTTTGATGCCAATGTTACAAGAATGCTTAACTGCAACTTTACAGTTGAAGGGATTACGTTTAATAGTGGAGATAATATGCAAGTAGAAATACTTGGAACTTCAATGGAAATTGAAATATTTAATGGTAATGTAGGAGTAACTACAAGCACACCTACACAAGTACAAATTAACTTAGGCGAAACTATTAAGGTAAGCCAAACAATCCCAAAGGGTATATTTCAAAGGGACTTCTTTTTGAGCATTGTTAAAATGTTTAACCTTTACGTTTATGAAAATAAGTTTAACGACAAAGAACTGGTTATTGCTCCGTATGTGGTTTTCTATCCTGAGAAGTCAGATAACGCAGAAGATTGGACTAACAAAATAGATCGTGCCAAGCCTATAAGCATTAAGCCAATGAGTGAGGTTAATGCTCGTTACTATAACTATAAGTTTAAGCAAGATAATGACTTCTACAACGAAAACTATCGCAAGAAATACACCGAAGGTTATGGCGATTTTATATACGATACTGAGTTTGACTTTGTTAAGGAAACCGATAATTTAGAAGTTATATTTGCGGCATCTGTACTTTACCAAGCAACAGGACAAGACAAAGTATTCCCTGCAATCTATAAGAAATCAAACACAAATAGTGCTGAGGATAAAATGGATAGCATCATTCGTATAATGCAAACAAAGAAGATTACAAGCGTAACAAGTTGGAACATTATGAATACCACAACTGTATTAGGTAGCTTTACAAGTTATGGTTATGCCGGACATTTGAATGATCCAATCAATTCTACAAGCGATATTAACTTTGGCGCACCTAAAGAAATACAATTTGTGCCTTCTAACTTTACGGAGTTTAATGTGTTTAACGAATTTCATAGTCCTTATCTTGCTGAGATTACAAACAAGGATAGTAAGTTATTAAGCTGCTTTGGTTTGTTAGACATAGTAGACATTTTCAATTTAGATTTTAGTAAATACGTATATATTGACGGGGTTTTGTTTAGGCTTAACAAAGTCGAGAACTTTAACCCAATGGAATACAATACAACTAAGCTATCATTTTTAAAAGTGATTAACACAAAATACCCAGTAATATAATGGCACAAGAGAACGTAGGTATAAATATAACAGTCGGTGGCAACCAAGACCAAGCATTAGGCTCTTTAAAAGCGCAGTTAAGAGAAGCAACCGCTGAGGTAACAAAACTATCCGAGCAGTTTGGTGCAAGTAGCAAGGAAGCCGTACAAGCAGCAAAAAGAGCAGCCGAACTTAAAGACCAAATCGGAGATGCTAAAAGTTTAATTGATGCGTTTAACCCAGATGCTAAGTTTAAAGCCTTAACCGCTTCCCTTAGCGGTGTAGCTGGTGGTTTTGCAGCAGCACAAGGTGCTATTGGATTATTTGGTGTTGAGTCAGAAAACGTAGAAAAGGCTTTATTGAAGGTGCAATCTGCTATGGCTTTATCGCAAGGCTTACAAGCAGTAGGGGAAAGTGTAGATAGCTTTAAGCAATTAGGTACAGTTATTAAAAATACAACTGTATTTCAATCTGCCTACAATTTTGTTATGGGCGAGAAGGTTGCAATACAAAAATCAGATGTTGCAACAACAGTAGCATCAACAGTTGCCACCAAAGCACAAGCCGCAGCCACAAATACCGCAACTGTAGCAACAACGGCATCGTCTACTGCTATGAAGGTATTACGTGGAGCGATACTTGCAACGGGAATAGGTGCTTTAGTAATTGGACTTATAGCCGTAGTTCAAAACTTTGGTAAAATAAAAACTGCAATACTTAATGCAGTTCCAAGTCTTGGTAAATTTGCATCTACTGTTGGTAATGTCATTAATGCCTTTACTGACTTGATAGGCGTAACAAATGCAGCTTCAAGGGCAGAGCAACAAAGACAGGCAATCTTTACAAAGTCGTCTGCTAATACTAAAATAGTTAATGAAGGTATTGAAAGGCAAATAAAATTAATACAAGCACAAGGGGCGGAGCAAAGTAAGATAGATGCACTTAGAAAGCAACAAATTAAAAATGAAATCAATGACCTTAATAAATTAGCTGATGCAACAGGTAAAATTAGGGGTGCAGAAAATGTAAAAAAATATAAAGACCTGCAAAATGATTTAGCGGTAATTGATGCAACTGCACAAAAAGCAAGAGAAGATGAAGCTAAAAAAGCAGCTACAAAGAGTGCAGCAGCCACAAATAAATACGGGGAAAGCCAAAAGAAACAAGAAGAGCAACTTGCAAAGGAAAGGTTAGAAGCACAAAAAGAAGCTTTATTAAAACTAAGCGAATTAAATAATTCAATATTTTTATCTACTTTTAAAGACGAAAACGAAAAGAAAAGAGTAGAACTTAACCTTGCTTTTAATAAAGAAAAGGACGAAATTTTAGCTAATACTAAAATAACAGAAGAGACAAAAAATCAATTAATAGTTGCTTTAAGAACTAAACTTAATAATGATTTAGATGCTATAAAACAATCTGAAAAGGATAAAAAAGCAGCAGAAGATGCAAAGATGCTTGAAGAAGCAGCAGCACAAATGGCTAAAGAAGATGATTTAGAGTTTGCTAATTTACAAAAAAAGTTTTCTAAAACACAAGATGACGAAAAGAAACAAGCAGCTAAAGACCTTGCTGACTTAGATAAAAAAATTGCAAAAAATACTACTGATTTAGAATTAGAAAGGAGTTTATTGAACGAAAAGCAAATTGCAGTTGAAGAGGCTTTTGCTAATAGTTTAATAACAGAAGAGCAATATAATGCAGCTTTAGAGGCTAATGCAAAAGCAAGAGCTGACATAGATAAATTAGAAACCGAAGCAAAAGTTAGAAACGCTGAAGTTGCTTCTCAGTTATTAGGAACTATATCCGATATAGTTGGTAAGAATACTGCCGCAGGAAAAGCAGCAGCTATTGCTTCAACTACGATTGATACTTATTTAAGTGCGCAAAAAGCTTATGCTTCGCAGTTAATACCAGGAGACCCTACATCTCCTATTAGGGCGGCTATCGCTGCGGGTATTGCAGTTGTAGGCGGTATTAAAAATGTTAAGTCAATATTAGCAGTTAAAACACCTGGCGGCGGTGGGGGTGGTGCAGCTAACATTTCTGCTCCAAATGTATCAGCAACAGCACCAATAGCACCTGCACAACCACAAGCAGCGACTACAAATATTAGCGCACAATCAATAAATGCTTTAGGCAACCAAGCAACAAGAGCCTATGTTGTAGAAAGCGATGTTACAAGTAGCCAACAAAGAATGGCAGCTATTCAGCAACGTGCAAGGTTTGGTTAAATGATAACAATTTAAAACACTTAATATTTAAAGATATGGACTTACCTGTTTATTTATTAGACATTAGCGAGGATATGAATGACGATGCCGAGGTGGACTATGTGGCATTAGTTGACAAACCTGCTATACAAAAAAATTGGAATGCATTTAAAAATCAACAACGTTTCGAAGTGGTTAGCGAAGATAAGCGTATTATTTCTGGACCTCTTATGCTTGCTGACGTACCTATTTTTCGCAGCGATGCTACTTACGGCGATTACTATGTGGTCTTTTCTAAAGATACTATATTCAAGATTGCGCAAAAGTTTTTCAAAAGAGGCTACCAATCAAACGTAAATTTGATGCACTCGCCTGACCAACAGGTAGAAGGGGTTACTATGTTTGAAAGCTTTATTACAGATCAAAGCAGAGGCATACAACCAATGAAGGGTTTTGAAGATGCTCCTGACGGGTCTTGGTTTGGTTCGTTCAAAGTAGATAACGAAGGTGTCTGGAATGATGTTAAAGAAGGCAAATTTAAAGGCTTTAGTGTAGAAGGGTTGTTTACTTACAAGACCAAGCCGACTAAAGAACAAGAGTTAATGAATCAAGTATATAAAATACTTGAGCAAGTTAATTTTGGTGGACCAGGAAGCGGCAGAAGACCAGAAGGTGGTGGAGACAAAGAAATAAGCACTGGCAATATTAATGGGATGACACCAAAAGAAATAGTTGAAAAATATAATAAAGATGCGAAAGCTAATGTTGATAAATTAAACAATTCAACTGATCCAGATTATGGCACTCATATTCTTTATCAAGATAAAGAAGGTAATTATAATGAAGAAAGAACATCATTACATAGAAGTATAGTGCAAGATAAAATTAATCAAGGGTCTACAAATTTAGGAACTTCTTTTTTTTTAGGTGGCGCACCTGCAACAGGTAAAAGTTCATTAGAAAAATCTGGTCAGGTGGTATACCCACAAGGCATCCTAAGAGTTGACCCAGATGGAATAAAAGCTGAATTACCTGAATATAAGTTAATGGCAGATAATAAAATGTCAAAAGCTGCTTCATTAGTTCACGAAGAAAGTTCAAAGATTACAAAGGATATAGTAAATAATGCAGCAGATAATAAACTTGATGCAGTTATTGATACCGTAGGCGATGGAACATTTGAGAAAGTAGCAGAAAAAGCTAAGCAGCAAAGAGATGCTGGAAAAAGAGTAGTAGCACATTATGTTACAACTGATGTTGAGACATCATTAACAAGAGAAGCAGCAAGAGCAGAAAAAACAGGTAGAAAAGTTCCTAATGATTATATTAAAAGTATGCACAAAGAAATATCAGTTATATTCCCAAAATTAGCTACTAATAATACCTTTAATGAATTGCATTTGTACGATAATAATGGTAGTACTCCTAAGCTTATATATAGCAAAAAAGATGGCAAAGAAACCATCTTAGATGCTAATGCTTACAATAAATTTTTAAAAAAGGCTAACGGTTAGAGATTTGAAGGAATATAAGGCACTTTGCCTTTTTTCTTCATTTCTTCTATTTGTGCAGCAATCTGTTCTTCGTAAGCGTTGGCAGGTTTTCTGCCATTAATCAATTCAATAAGGACTTTTTCTTTTGGGTCAATTTTAATTGTCTTGTTATCTACTTTTACTTCTTTCATATATGCAATTTAATGTTTTTACTATAAATATAAAAATTTATTTTTTTTAAGCATACCAACTTGAATAAACTCCAGATTCTTGGTTTTTGTACTCATAAAAGCCTCCGTATTGTGATTTGATATGATAACCGATGTTTCCGTTATATCCGACTGAAACAATAACTTTCTTTAAAATCGGCTCTCCAATAAAAGCATTTTTAACTGGCTTAACATTCGCACACATAAAACCTTCGCTTCCTTTAACAAAACTTGAAGCTATTTTTTGAATCATTATTGATTTTGATTTGACTTCAACAACTTGATAGAAGCTAATGTTTGTCTGTTCATATCCCCAACTATTGTAGAATATTGAACCAACCTCGAAGATATGATTCATATTTTTTTGAGCCTCTTTTTTAAGAGCCTTTCTCTCATTTTCAGCTTTAATGTTTTTTTCAACCTTTTCAATCCATTGATTACAAAATTCAATCATACTTTCAACGCTTCTGAATCTGTAATTAAATAAAGGTTTTGGGAAACGAGCCTTACTTGCTTTTTTCATACAACAACCAATAATCATTGGTTCATTTTTAAGAGTGAGAACAAATCCCAAACTTTCATACTTTTCAATCAAATTTTTCATAGTGTTTCGTTTAAGTGGTTAATTGATATATCAAATATACAAACTTTTCACAATCCACAATGAAAAGGGTAAAGTTTTTTTTATAATTGTGATAAGCGGTAAATATTAATGATGAATGGTAAATTTAAATGATAAACATATTATTGTCTATATATTTAAAGAAAAAAGTATTATGAACGCAAGAGATGCAATTATGCAAATTAGGGCTTTGTTCGAAGATATGCCACCAGTAGAAGTTCCTGCTCCTATTCAAGAGGCTATTGACGAAGTACCTGTTACATTTGCTGAGTATAGCCTTATGGACGGAACGAAGGTTATGATTAGCGAACTTGCTATTGGCGGAGAAGTTACATTGGCTGACGGAACATCTGCACCAATGGGCGAACACCAATTAGCAGACGGCACTAAAATCGTATTAGACGAAGCTGCAAAAATCTTATCTATCGAAACTCCAGAAGCAGAAGCAAAAGAGGCTGAGGAAAACCCTGCTGAAATGGGCAAGAAAATGGACGAGAAAATGGCTGACGAAATCGCAAACTTAGTAGCTGAAAACGAAAATCTTAAAACACAAGTAGCACAATTAGAGGCAAAAGTTAAGAATGGCTTTAGTCAAGTAGCTGAGTTAATAGAAGCACTTACTAAGACACCTAACGCTGAACCGATTGCGCAACCAAAACAAAACTTTGGTTCTAACGTAACAACTCACTCTATGAAGTACGATAGAATTGAAAAATTTAGAAACGCTTTATTAAACAAATAAAAATAAAATAAAATGGGATTTGATGTATCTGCATTAG